GACCTTGCATGTTCATGAGCTTGTCTGCTTGCTCTCTACGTGAGGCCTGAGTCATTGGAGCTGAGGCATATACGTTTGAGCGCACTCGCCACGCTAAGTTTTCTGCAGTCAGCTTATCAACTGGGGTAAATGTATCATATTGCTGAGTACCGTTAGGCATTGTTTTAGCAACAGGACGCTTATCTTTCCAGTTATGCAGGATGTTCAGTACAATCAAGTTAGATAGACGCTCAACGAATTCATCAATTTGAATCATCTTATCTTTATCACGGATAGTCGCACGGTCAATTAAGCTATCAACACCTGAACTCGTAGTCAATGAACCTACTGATTGACCAGTATACGCCTCATTGACACCAGTAATCTCACGGATATTTCCTTGAGTACGGTCATCTAGCTCGAATAATCCCTTCGGAATATCCATTGGTTCTAATGTACGAACCGCTTTATCAGGATCTACGTTTGATGTCCAAACTTTCCCCGGAAGCGTTCCAGTTCGAGCTAAGTCCTTGGCGTTGATTCCTGATTCTCTCCATACTACCTTTTGTGGATTCTGATGGAGAACACCCAAAATAGAGGCGGTCTGCTGTAACTTGTTGACGATTTTTTGGTTTTCTAAGATATCCATTGCGGTAGATGAACCCCAAAACGTATTCTCCTCCTCTTCATCATAAAGGACTGCGAATGGTAGTTCAGGAACGTTCATGTCCTCAATACGTAATAGATAGAAGTCCGTATTCTTTAAGTAGTAGGTAACGTCAACATGCCACTTTCCACCTTTGTAGTACTTTTCAAAGTGAACGTGTAGTGTAGCCAGCTCATCACCATTGATTGTTTGTCCACCGTCAGTACGCTTGTAATCACGGTCAAAATTGTCACCTGAAGCTTCATCTGTACGGTCTAGCTCATCTTTGTCAAGAGCTTTCAGCTTATCTAGCGTACCTTCTGCTTTACAGTACTTTTCAAAAGCTGTGGTATTTTTAATCGTGTTGAGAGGTAAAACTTCTGTGTATTCAACCCATTTCGCCTCTTCGATGCAGTATGCATCAGGGTCAGGAAAGAAGTTGCCAATCGGGATACGTTTAACGCAGATATCGCCTTTATAGAGTGAGTTACGTTGATCATTTTCACCAAAGTATTTCCCTCCTATCGCAGTATCGTCCGTATATACGTAAGCAATCGAAGTTCCTTGCAGAATCGCTCTATCAACAGCTCTTCGCACAGTTCGTCCGATTTTCTTGCGATCCCATACATGGTCATAGGCTTTTTGCAGGTTTGCCACGATTTCTTGATCTTCATACTGCTCAGCGAAGAAGTTCGCTTTGCCGATATTAGCTGCTAAGTTGGCACGTTTCAGGGTACGAATGAACCGAATATAGTTCGTAACTGGCTTAGGTACCCATGGTGGAATGGCTCCTTGCCACTGTTCAGCACGGTCAAACTGATCAAGTAGTTCGACCTTTTTCATTAGATTGCCTTTAGTTTGGCTCGATTTATTGAATCGTTGTCCAAATTTAGCAATCTGCTGCTTGACCTGTTCTTCCTTTGTTAATTTAGTGGCCATTGGTCTTCATCCTCCTCGTCAAACATCTTCATGAATCTGTTGTACTCTTCCTGTTCAGCTAGGGAAACTGGAGGATTTTCAGGCTGAATCTCTACTTCTTCCTGAATTTCTACCTCAATTACATGTCTTACGTCCTTCAGGCTGATAATTCCTGCATCCACCTTAATAAAAGGCTTGCCCTCTTCTAGAGCTAGGAAAAGTTCATCAAATTCTCTTCGGGTCATATCATACGTTAAATACGTGTTATCGTCACGCAGAATTGTAAAGGGGAATTTCTTCCCCTTCTTAGGTTTAGTTGCCATCACGATCCCTCTGCTTTCTATAATGTTCTTCTACAAAATAAGCCCCAATTACCGCACCAACAGCTACTAAACAAAGTCCCATGAAAAAATCAACAATAGTCAGTCCAATCGCCCCCTTCTTCTTCCTCCTCATTTCCTTCCCATCCGTACTCATTTGCTTCTAACTTACTCCAATTATAACCTCTCTCGGGAGAATATGCTAGTGTTTTTAATTCTAATGGGTCAGCCGGAAGAGCCATAAACATGTAACGAACAGCATCACAGGTATGCTCATTCTTCTTTTCAGGACGTTCATCAAGGTTTTTATCATCATCCATCGTGATTTCAGGGAATTTGTAATGCAAATGTTCTCGGATAATATTCGTGCAAGTGCTGTAAATTTCTACTCTTTCCTGCTCGATATACGCATTTACACGCAATATCCCAGCTTCGATGTCATTATTACCAGGTGTCCAAAAGATACCTTGCTCAGAATACAGACCGAGAACGGATTTTCCGTTAACAGGATCTGTTTTATTCTTGATACTCGGGTCAGCCATCATGAAACGTAGCTTACCTGCAGGGATTTTATCTAATTCGATCTTGATATTCTTGGCATGCTCAGGAACTAGGGTATTTGGCTTGTAGTATTCGTTATAAATCACCACGACTCCACGTTCAGGGTCGATTGCAGCATACGGAATGGCTGTTGGGTTACGTAATCCATGATCCATCCCCATAATTCGTTCCCAGTGTAGCGGAATACCGTATTCATCAGTCTTTTTGTCCACAACTGGGTAAGGATCTATCACTCGGGACATAAATCTAGGGTAAACAGCACCTTCAGTTGCCTCAAAGCTACCCATAAGGTACTTTTTAATCCACCATTCAGGCTTACCACGACTGTTCATGGCGATAAAGTCAGGTGGAAGTTTCTTATTTAGGGCAGTTTCCCAAATATAGCAGTAGATATAAGGGTTATAATCCTCATGTTCAGGGTGTTGAGGGTCTTTTCGCTTGTAATTATCAACCAAAACGTCCTTAATCCACGTTAATTCAGGGTTGGAACACACAAAAATAGCCCTATTCTTCACGAATGGGTCACGTAATCGGGTCAAAAGCTGGTCATAAATACTACGTTTTATGGCTGATGCCTCTTCTATGTGAACCAATCCAGCATTTATGGAACGTAATTTCTCGTCATCATCCGATGGAATGGCATAAATGATGAACCCATTAACTAGGGTAATCTCCTGTTCACTTTTATTGTAGTTTTCTATCAAGCTCGGAGGGATAATTTCATTGATTAAGGTTTTAATTGTAGTACGTTTAAGTAATTGTAATGTAGGCGCAGTTATTAGCCCAGTTCCACCCGGATTTTCCATGGCTCTCATGAAGAATTCAGACAGACTAGCCTTTGACTTCCCCGAACCATAGCCCCCGAAGGTAGCAATGATCTGTGGTTGGATCAATCCTTCCTCATTCAGCTTATATGGAATGGTATGAATCGCCTCTTGATAGTCTAGTGGCTGGTATGTGATGACAATGGCCCCACAGTTATTACACAATTCATGGCTGGGATGTCCATCTGCAGGAGGTACTAGTTCTCCAACATGACAATGTTGACAGTTCATTTGCGTCTCACTCCTTTTTGAGAATTGTAGTAGAGTTGCTTCGGATCTAGTAAGCGCAATCTTTTCTGCATCTTTTCAATCGTGCGGAGCTTTTCATTGTTTCGATTCTTCAGGCGCACATTATGCTTTTTCAGCTTCACATTTTCAGTCTTTAAAATATAGTTTTCATCAGTTAGCTTCTTACATTGATCACACATTCTCGCAACCCCCTACTATACTTTTATATAAAACTAGCTATAGCAACACCTATGATACGGCTACTATAGCTAGGGTATATCTTATTTACTTGGTTTATTAGGCTTTTTAGCTTGTTGAGATGCCTGTGACTTATTTATTTTTGTTTGTTCCTCCGCTTGCTTCGCTCGAACTAAACTGTCACGTTGTTTAATCTCAGCGTCATTGACTGCGTGAGCTTCCTTGATATCCATGTCAGTTTGAGCTTTTTGTTGCTCCATCTGCATCTTCATTTGATCCAGCTGAGCTTTTTGTTCAGCTTGTTGCTGAGCCAATTGCATTTTCTGCTGAGATTCCTGCTGCATAATTTGTAGTTTCTGTTCAGATTCTTGAGACAGACGTTCATGCTCCATTTGAAGCTTTGTCACTTCAAGCTGATATTGAGCTTCAGGCGGTACCTGTTGAGGCTGCTCTTGATTCAGTACACCGATAGATTGAGCTAGGGTAAGAATAACCTTCGCTTGCACTTCAGCATTCAGCGATTTATCCTGCACCTTTTCCAATAGTAGGCCGGTAATCGCCTCTACTGGGTCAGGTTGTTGCGGTTGGGCCTGTTGCATAGCCATTGGGTCTTGAGGCATTCCCTCCTGCGGTGGCATACCTTCTTGTGGCATACCTCCCATTGGAGGCATACCTCCTTCTTCGGGCATGGGCTGCTGTTCTTCACCTTGCGGAGCACCACCCTGCTGTTGCTGTAACATCGCCATCATTTCTTGTGGATCCATAGCCATTATAAAACACCCTCGTCAAATAGTTTATTTTGCAGTAAGTAACCTTCTAGCTTCCATAATTGATCTTCCATCTTATCAAGACAGATTTGTGCGCCATAAGCTTCATCATAGTTCTTAGGATCAACGCAACCGCTTGATTCAACTAGGGTAAAGCCATTTTTAAGCTTCAGGACTACGATTGTCACTTTACCGAAAGATGTGAATACTTCACGCTCTGCAGTTTGTAGTAGGTTGTGGATATGTTCCTTAGTTACAATATTTTGATTCGGCATTTGAAAACCTCCATGTATGCTGCATATGCAGCTTGATTTAATACGTACATATGATGATAAAACTCAATAATCGTCATTCATATCAGCTAAATACGCCATGATTTCTGCTAAACCGAAGTTATTTTCCATCATTAACTTCCTCCTCAATTTTAGGTCGTGGGATATACGACAGGACAATAACCTTGTTGTCATCAGCTTTGTTGAGGATTCCTGCCAGTTCATTGATTTGCTTGATAGCTTGGACATTCCCTTCGTTCGCCTCTTTTTGAAGGGATAGGAAACCCTTACGAGAAGCGACCTGAGCGATTTGAGCCATCTGTTGTTTGATGTACATCATCACAGGAGCTAGGGTAAGGAACCGTTGCCAGTGCGTGACGTTACCGATATCTGTCGATTCTTCCAGCTCTTCTGCTGATTTAAAGATGTTAGAGGAGTCCTGAATGAACGCTCCTGCTAATCTAGCGATAAGATCCTGCTCAGGGAGAGGAAGGTCTTTAAAATGTCGGTCTGTTTTCAGCATGTCAAGGAGCATCTAATACGCCTCCCTTTAGATTATGTAGTTAGTATAACATGAGATTTGTAGTTTGTCTATTGTAGTTCGTGAAATTTTAAGTACCTTTAAGGGGGGACTCTTTTACATGTGTGTGTATTTTCGGGTACGCCCCTTTATATAAGGAACATTTTTCCAGCCTACGCCCGGTCTAACAAATGGAAAATTTTCTCAAATATGTAATAGGACTACCATAACCATAGCTAGGACATGCTGAACACGCCAAACATAGCGGTCTAGGACTATTGTACCATAAAACAAAGTAGCAAAAGATAGTACAAATGACACTGTTATATTATCATTATGGAGCATACAATAAGGATAACAACAGCGAATACAACAACTTAAAAAATTGTAGTAAATAACTGTTGACATAGTGTAGTAGCGATGCTATACTATAGGTAAGAGCTAGGGAAGCGGTAGGCACTAGCAAGAACAAATTCCAGCGACTAATGGCTGACGAGCGTAGGCTTGCATATGGCGAATTAGGGAGGAGCGGATGAGCTAGGAAACACTGGGCACGAAACTTCCTTATATATGAAGATAGAGTTGTGACAGGCGTGATGCTTGACAAGGGTAAACTTCATTGCTCGTACTACAAAATTAAAGGTTGACATACTACAAAATACATGATATGATGTAGTAGACAGCTAGGGAATACCTAGAGCGCAGGCTAGAAACCGGCTCAGCGGTCAACTTGGCTAGCATACTACAAAATATCAAAAACTTGTAGTTGACATCCTAACAAACTTGTAGTAAACTAAGGTTACAAGGTTGAAGTAAGGCATCCTATAAAGCCCTTACT